GGGATACAAGGTGAAGGGTGGGGGGATTTGGGTGGTTGCAATCCTGCGGGCGATGGGCTTATACTTGAACCATCGGGATAAAGGAACACCCGAAGAAAAGGGAACAAAATGACAAACGCAACATTCAACAAAGATGGTCAGACTTGGCGCATCCGCGAAATCATGGAAACCAATTCAGTCATTCGTGATTTGGGTTGGACACATTGCGCAATGGTGACACGCCCGAACGGGAAGAAGGCTTACTACGCAAACCTGCAAATCAATGAAGGTGCAATCATCGCTTCTGTGGTGGTGTGCTAATGGCACGCGAAATTATCCGCAAGACACCGCAGTTCACAATCCGCATCACCGATGTTGTGCTTGCTGATTGCCCTAGCGATGGCGGGAAGTGGGCTTTGATGTGTGAACATCTTGATATCGTTTCGGGCGAATGGTTCAATGGGGGCATCATTCAGGACACAAACAAAAAGCGTCTTGCTGGTCATCGCTCAGAAGTTCGCGGTGCTGGCTTCTGTGATTGGTGTCCTGCTTGCCAAGCGGCGCACGATGAAGAAATAGCGGGTGCGTGATGAAGGTGCGTCGCCCGATTGATGTAGTGAAGCCGATTGCTGCGCAGTTGGTTGAACATTTCGCATCGCAAGGATTGGTGTGCGAAGTGGGCGGGTCTATGCGTCGGCAATGTGCAATGGTTGGCGATTTGGATATTGTTGTGCGCTGCGAAAGTCTGCAACGGATTGTGTTGCCTGATTGGGTTTTGTTTCATCGGTTGGGTGAACAAGTTGCGCAAGGTGGTGTGATGTTGTCTGATGGTTCGGAATTGACGGTTGATGTTTGGGCGGCTACGGAACGGCAATGGGGCGCGTTCTTGTGGTACATCACGGGCAGCAAAGAATTGAATGTGAAGATGCGGCGGATGGCTTCGGCTGCTGGTTTGAAGTTGTCGCAATTTGGTTTGTTTCGTGGCGATGTTCAGATTGATGATGGTACGGAAGAAGGTGTTGCTGCGGCTTTGGGTATGGATTGGATTGACCCGATTGCGCGAAGTTTGGGTGTGCGTCAGGATGCGATGCGGTCATTCGTTGTTCCTTCTTCATCTGGTCACGGTTCTTATGTGGTGCAGGAAACGGAACGCGGTTGGGTGTGTGATTGCCCGCATCACAAGTATCGTCATGTTGAATGCAAACACATCGCGTCGGTGCGTGTGTGACCATTTCCCCCTGCGGGAACGGTGCGGGCATCCGCCCGCCTGCATCGTTCCTGACAGGGGATGTGGTTCAATATGATGGGAAAAGGATGTGATGCATGGGTGGCAAAGGCTCAGGAAGAAAAGCGAAACCTGTTGAACAGCACATTCGCTTAGGCAATCCATCAAAGAAGAAGTTGCCCACGAAACAGGAACTTGCGCAAATCATGCAACTACCTACTGCGGTTGTGCCTGAACCGCATCGCCCGCTTGGGCAGACGGGTCGCGGATTGTGGGAACAAATCTGGTCATCGGGTGCTGGCTGGTTGTCGCGTGGCATGGATACCGAAGTGGTGTTGCTTGTCTGTGAAGCATCGGATGAGCGCACGCGGCTTCGCGTGAAGTTGCAGCAACAGCCCGATGCGTGGCGTGATAGGCGTGCGTTGCGCGAATTGGAACGGCAGATTATTTCTTTGCTGTCGTTGATTGGGTTTTCGCCAGCAGACCGCGCTTCTTTGGTGACGGGTACGCCACAGGGCGAGAACTTGACCGACTTGCATAAACGCATCGCGGATAAGCGTGCTACCCGATAAGTCTTGGCAGCCCGCATATTTCACGCAGCGGATTGATGAAGCATCTGATGGTGATGAACTGATTGCGTTTGCCAATCAGCATTTCAAAGTGTTGAAAGGTTTTCGTGCGGGTGAACCTTTGGATTTTACAGATTGGCAGAAATGGTTGTTGCGTTCGTTGATGGAACGACGCAAGACGGATGGGAAGTTGCGTTATCGTCGTGCGCTGATTGGTTTGCCACGCAAACAAGGGAAGTCGTTGATGGGTTCTGCGTTGGCTGTGTATTCAATGATTGCTGGTGAAGCAGGTTCAGAAATTTATGCGGTGGCTTCTGACAAAGACCAAGCACGCATCATCTTCGGTGAAGCGAAGCAACAAATCTTGTCGTCACCTGTGTTGTCTGCGGAAGCGCGTGTGTTGCGCGATGCGATTGAGATGCCGCGCTTCGGTTCGGTGTTCCGTGTGTTGTCATCTGACTTTCGCGGGCAAGCGGGGTTGAACCCGTCATTGGTGCTGTTTGATGAATTGTGGGCGCAGAAGTCAAGTGACCTTTTTGAACAGATGGTGCAGGGTTCGGGCAATCGTCTTGAACCTTTGATTGTGAGCATCACCACCGCAGGTTATGACTTGGACACGCTTGCGGGTCAGATGTATCAATATGGGAAACGGGTTTCGGCTGGTGAAGTTGATGATGCGTCGTTTGGGTTTTGGTGGTGGGAAGCGAATGCGGATTGCAAGATTGATGACCCGAAGCAATGGCGCAAAGCAAATCCGAACATTGCGGAAGGTTTGATGAGCGAAGAAGATTTGCAGGTTGCGGTGAAGGCTTCGTTTGAAGGTTCGGAAATGAGCGTGCGCAGATGGCGTTTGAACCAATGGGTTCGTTCGCAGGAAAGTTGGTTGCCTGTGGGGGCTTGGGAACAATGCCGTTCTGATTTGGAATTGTCTGCGGATTTGCCTGTGTGGGTTGGGATTGATATGGCTTTGAAACATGACAGTATCGCGGTGGTGATTGCGCAGCCGCAGGATGAACGGGTGGTGGTGCGTTCAAAGATTTGGCAACCGAAGGATGAAGGTGTTGATGTTGCGGATGTTGAAAAGTATTTGCGTGAACTGCATCATGCATACGATGTTCGCGAATTTGCGTTTGACCCTGCCTACTTTCAGCGGTCAGCGGAACACTTATCGGATGAAGGTTTGCCGATGGTTGAATTCCCGCAGAACGGTTTGCGAATGATACCTGCGTGCGGGCAAGCCTACGAATTGATTGTTGGCGGAAAAGTTGCGCATGATGGTTCACCGACTTTCACAGACCAAGTGCTTTCCGCTTCGCAACGCTTCACGGATAGTGGTTGGCGATTGAGCAAAGGCAAAAGCAAACGAAAAATTGATGCGTGTATTGCTATGGTTATAGGGTTAGACAGGGCAACCCGAAAGCAAACACCCATCATTGACAATGCCCCGATGGTGGTGAATGTGTGGACATGAAGAACATCTTGCAGCAATTCACGCGAAGTCGGGTGACAACCGCGATGGAATTGGTTGGGTTCGGTCTGGTTTCGGTTGGAATTGGGTTCATTTCCATTCCGATTGCGCTGATTGTGGCTGGTGTTCTTTTGATTGCCGCAGGGATTACAGCAGCATGAGCATCCTTCGCAAGCGCGAACAACGCGCACTTCCTTCCACGATTGACCCTTATGGCGTAACTGCACGCCCATTCTTCAACAACTATTCAGGCGAAGTAGTGAATGAAGTTACTGCGTTCGCGCATTCGGCTGTTCTTGCCGCTGTCACTTTGTTGGCTGACAGCATCGCATCAATGCCGCTTGAATTGACGCGCACACGCGGCGGAAGAATTGAACGCTTGCCAACCCCATCGGTACTTATCAAACCGAATGAAAACCAGACGATGTTTGAATTCGTGCATCAAACGATGGTGACACTTGCTATTCATGGCAACGCTTACATCTATGCACCAAAAGGAAACAACGGGCTTCCTGTTGAGATGCGCAATCTGCATCCGCACGAAATCAAGAATGTTGTCTATAACGACATTGGGGAAATCATCTATGAAGTTGGTCGCAACAAATATACGAACAAAGAAATCCGACCTATTCATTGGCTGATATTGCCAAACCAGCGGCGCGGCATTTCGCCATTGGAAGCGATGCGCAACACAATCGGAATGGGAATTGCGATGGACAGATTTCTTGCGCAGTTCTACGGTGAAGGCGCAACCCCGCAATCAGTTTTGGAAACCGACCAACCGATAACTACCGACCAAGCCGCAGTTCTGCGTGACACTTGGGAAGAAGCGCATTGGAAGCATCGCCGCCCCGCAGTTCTTTCTGGCGGTTTGAAGTGGCGTTCCATCACCACTAGCGCAGCCGATATGGAAATGATTGCGCATCGTGAAGCAATCGTTCGCGATATCGCACGCGCCTATCGCATCCCATTGTTCTTGCTTGCTGGTACGGGTGGCGATACGCAAACATATTCCAATGTGGAAAGCACAGGTTTGAATTTTCAAAGATATACATTGCTTGCTTGGCAGCGTCGTCTTGAAGATTGCTTTTCTGAGATGCTGCCAATCACGCAGCGTGTTCGTTTCAACAGCGATGAATTCACACGCGCCGATTTGCTGACCCGCGTAAAGGCACAGCAAACGCAAATCATGTCTGGCACATTGACACCGAATGAAGCACGCGAAATTGAAAACCGTGAACCGTATGAAGGTGGCGACCAATTCGTGATGGGTGTTGCAGGAACGGCAATTGCTGGTGTTGAAGGTGGCGACTTGCCAACATTGGGAACTGACCAAATGCCACCAGAACGCAGTTACAGGAACGAAGTGGTTGTGAACCATGCGCCGATGCCAACACCGCTTGTTGTGCATGAAACACCGCAGAACATAAGCATTCAATATCCTGAACAGACGGTGAATGTGGAAGCACCGATTGTAAAGTTTGAACCGCAGACAATCAACATTCCCGAAACAGTTGTGAATGTGCAAGTGCCTGAACCGCGTTTCGTTCGTCGTACAGTTGAACGCGATGCTGATGGGCGTGTGTCGGCAATCATTGATGAAAGGATTGATGACTAATGGCAACAGGAATTTCTGACTATCTTGCGGATGCATTATTGGATGCGGTTGGAAACAACACTTCGTTTGCTGTTGCAACCGTGTATGTGAAACTTCATGTGGGCGACCCATCAGCAACAGGAACAGCAAACCCTGCCGTTGAGACAACCCGCAAATCAGTTTCGTTCGCAGCCGCATCATCGGGTGTGCTTGCATCTGATGCTGCTGTGACTTGGACAAACATTGCAGGTTCGGAAGATGCAACCTTTTTCACCGCTTGGGATGCTTCTACTTCTGGCAACTTTCTTTGTTCGGGAACGATAACTGCGAACCCTTATACCGCAGGGGATACCTTCACAATTGCTTCGGGTGATTTGACAGTTTCACTTACTATCGCTTCATAAAGTCATCGGGCAGTTCGCGCCATGACAACCAACTTTCGGTTCATCGTTGATACGAACGAATTGGATGATGCGCAAGTTGGATTGGGTTCACCGTTTGTAAATCTTGAACGGTTCGCGTTGGATGCGTCATCGTTGAATGATGAAGGTTTTGGTTTGGATGGTGATTTGTCATTCAAGGTTGTTGGTTCAGCGGATAGCGAAGCGGGTAGTTTGGTTGCTCAGGCTTCGGGTGAAATCATTGTCACGGTTGTTGCGTTGGCGGAAGGGGATTGGGGTGATGCGTTAGGTCAGGCAACTGCGACAGTTGAACATGATGGTTCGGCTGAAAGTTTGTTTGGTGGTTTGACCGCTGCTGCTTCTGCTGACATTGATAATCCTGCGACGGGTGAAGCGTCGTTGGGTGCTGTGGTTGCGTCTGCATCTGCGACAGTTGAACATTCTGCGGAAGCGATGTCACAGTTCGGAACGCTGGATGCGTCGGGTGAAGCATTGGTAATTGTCAATGCTTCGGGTGTCACAGTTGTTCCTGCGTTGGTTGCGTCGGCAGATGGTGTTGTTGTTCCTGTCGGTGAAGGAATTGCGGATGCACCGCTTGGTTCGTTGGATGCATCTGCGTTTGCATCGGTGACGAAGAAGGCTGCTGGTGGTGCGGGTGGTCGCGTGCGCTGGTTGGAACAGTTGCCACCGAAACCGATTGTTGTTGCGAAAGATATTCCGCAAGAAGTTGAAACGATTGTTGTTGAACGCGAACCTGTTTTGATTTTTGCTACTGCATCAATTGGTTTGGGTGTGGTTCGTGCGCGGGCTTTTGGTGGGGTTTCTTGGGTCGCGGAACGGGATGATGAAGAACTGTTGCTGCTGTTGTGATGGGCTGAAAAAGGCTGTTTTTATTGGGGTTTTTGAATAGTTGCAATCCTGCCCGAAACCTGCTTATACTGAATACATCGGGATAACAATAAAGCCCGCAACGAAAGGAACAGTCCACATGAACACAGCAAAAGAAATCCAGAAGCAACTTGAAGTTCAACAGGGCAATCTTGCAATGTTGCAAGACTTCAAGCCAAATTCCCCATTGGTTCTTCAAACCATCAAAACCATCATCAGCCTTTGCGCAACGCTTGAAACAATGAATTCAAATGGGTCGGTGAAATAACAATGAACACAGCAAACAAAACCCAAATCAAGCGCGTTATCAAAATGATGAACGAATACTTTGGTTCAACGCTCACATCCGAAGCAATCGTTGATGGAAACCTGATTAGTTGGGAAGGCAACTACGAATGGAATGAAAGGTTCAATGATTGGTTTCACCGCAACAAGGCATTCTTCAACTGCGGAAATCTTTGGTACGAAAATCAGAACGGTTACAGCATCCGCGTTTATTGCGGTTGGTAATCAAAAGGGGTGACTAGAAAGCAGGGAAGTGCAAGCCTTCCCCACCCACAAGGCGAAAGCCGAATATCAAAACCAACAACAAAAAAGGAAAAGGAACAATGGAAACCAAAACAGAAATCATCAATCCATCAGTCGGGGTGGATGTAACGAAACACATTGGAAGCGACGCATACCACGAAATCGTTGTGGCGACTGCCCGCAACTACCGCATCATCTACACCATGAGCGCACGAAGCGTTCTTGGCAATCTGACACTTGACACTTGGAAATCACTTCCAAATTCAATTCGTCGCAAGCACGCACGAAATGCTTGGTTGAATGCACTAAGCAATTTACGAACCGATACGGAAACCATGTACGACAACGAAGAACAAATCAAATCAGTTGTTGATAGATGGAAAGCAGCCCATGCCTACACACTTCGCAAGGATGGCTACTACACCAGCAAAGGGCGCAATAGCGATTATTTGAAAATAGACAGCACCTACCAATACCTTGACCCGAACTTTTAGGTCATGGCGACCCGCCCCTAGTGGGCAACGCGCAGGTGCAATCCCTGCGGCGGGTACAAACAAAACATCGGAACGCTAGTGTTGGCTTGACATAGGAAAGCGGTGTGCGATGTTGGGCTACAAAGTGACCGTCACAGATGAAGTGACGCTATTGATTGCGGCAGATGATACGAACCGCTACGCATATTTCAATATTGTCGGGAACAAGGTGCTTGCATTGGGCGGTGCGTCGGTCACTTTCGCTACGGGTTTGCAAGTCGCGAAGCACACCGCACCAATGGAAATCTTTGTTCCTTTGGGTGAAACGCTTTACGCTATTTGCGACACAGACGATAGTGATGATGTTCGCGTGCTGCTTCCGAATGTGGATTGATGGCGATGCCTTACGGGATTTCAGAAAACCAACCTGATTGTTCGCGTTGGGCTGCGGTTGTGCAGCGTGAAGATGGTTCATTTGAAACGCTTGCTTGTTATGACACGAAACAGGAAGCGATTGACCGCATGGTTGCGCAATCGTTGGCGGAAGATTTAGAACCTATCGGTGAAGTTGGAACACGGGAACTTCCCGACAATTACCGACCAGCACTTACTGATGATGTGCCAGAAGGTAGGGCGTGCGGGAACTGCGTTTTTTATGATGAAACAAAAGTTGTTGGTGAAGGTGATGAACTTCGCGCCTACTGCGAAAAGTGGGATGAATATGTGAACGGCGGTTTCTATTGCAATGCTTGGCAACCGAAAGCCGAAATGGATGACGATGATGATGAACCAGAAGAAGAAGGTGTTGCTGTTGAAGAAAGACAAATTAGTTTGATTGCCCCCGATTTCATGGCGGCTTCGGCGCGTCGCGGTTTGCGTTTGCATGAAGAAGGTTTTTCTGGTGATGGTCTAGTTCCTGCAACTGTTGCAGATGCGCGACGGATGGCGAACGGTCAAGCATTATCAGAAGCCAAGTGGCGGAAAATACCTGCGTGGATTGCCAGACACATCGGGGATTTGGATGCTGTGCAAGGTGACGAAATCACCGCTGGTTTGGTTGCAATGTTGTTGTGGGGTGGTGGCGCATCCAAGACTTCTGCACGCAGAACACAGGCTTACGCGCAACGCATCGTGGACACTTTGAATGCGGAAGAAGAAGAACGCGCTGATGCACCAGCACCACCGAAAGACCAAATCACAGGTTCAGAAACAAACCCTGCTGGTTCTGCCGCAGACAAAACGGGTGACATCACACTTTCGGATGCAGTTGAAACCAGCCTTCAAAAGAAGGCAGATGACCACAACAAACGAATGAACGAAGAAGATAAACCCGTGTGGACAAAGGTGCGGGTTGGGGCTTTGCGTTCGGTATGGCGTAGGGGGGCTGGCGCATTTTCAACATCGCACCGACCCAACATGACACGCCAACAATGGGCAATGGCTCGCGTGAATGCGTTTCTATATCTTGCGGAAAAAGGCAAACCAGAAAATTCAAAGTATGTAACCGACAACGACTTGCTTCACCCCGAACATCCAAAGTATTCCGAAGCCGATAGAAATGCAATCCGCAAAGATGTAATCTGTTCAACATCTATGGCTGAACTACGCGAAGCAATTGCTGACCCAACCGAAGTTCGTTGGTGTGTGAAGAAGGCTGACGAAAAACGGTTTGTTGCTTTCACCAATTTGGAAGCACGCCAAGACGGTGAAGGAAACAAGTTGATTGGCTATGCATCAGTATTTGATAGCCCTTCTGAACCGATGCCCTTCGTTGAATATGTGCGCAGGGGTGCGTTCGCAAAGACGCTGAATGATGGTGCGGATGTTCGGTTGCTCATTGACCATGAAGGCGTGCCGCTTGCCCGCACCAAATCTGGAACTTTGATGTTGGAAGAAGATGACAGGGGATTGCGTGTAGAAGCATCACTTGACCCCGCGAACCCCGATGCGGCGCGTGTCATTTCTGCAATGAAACGCGGTGACATTTCGCAGATGTCCTTTGCTTTCCGAACCATCAAAGACAGTTGGAATAGTGATAGGTCGGTGCGCGAATTGAAGGAAGTGCAACTTTACGATGTGTCAGTTGTGACCTTCCCCGCGTATGAAGAAACGGTTGCAGAAATCCGTAGTGGACAAACCGCGCAGGAAGTCGCTACTATCGTGAACATCGCATCCGTGCGTTTGCGTTCTGCGCAAATCGCATTGGCGCGTAGGCACAGCCGCGATTGAGCCGCGCTACATTCAGCGCACTTTGTTATCGCACTAGGCGACAACATCCCAACTATTCCCCAAAGGAAACCATCCCATGAAAGACAAACTGATTGAAAAGCGTGACGCAGTTCTTGCCCGCGCCGAAGCCATTGTTGCTGCTGCCAAGACGGAAGCACGCGATTTGACCGCTGATGAAGATGCGGAAATTGCCAAGTCGCTTGACGAAGTTCGCGATTTTGATGCACAGATTGAGCGTCACGCAGAACTTGAAAAGCGTTCAAAGGAAGCCGCTGACCTGCGAGCAAAGAACCAGATTGCAGAAGTCACCAGCAAAGTGACTAGCGAGCCACGCACCTACCGTTCCAACGGTCAGCATTCATTCATTTCGGATGCATATGCTGCACAATTCAACGGTGACTTCGCAGCCCGCGAGCGTCTCGCCCGCCACATGAACGAAGAAAAGATTGAACGACGCGATGTGACCAGCGCAAACTTTGCTGGTCTTGTTGTGCCACAATTCTTGACCGACCTTGCAGCACCGTTCGCCCGTGCTGGTCGCCCATTCATGGATGCTTCACGCAAGCATCAACTGCCAGATGCAGGCTTGACGCTGAGCATCAGCAAAGTCACCACAGGTTCAGCAACCGCTGTTCAAACCGAAGGTGCAGCAGTTCAGGAAACCAACATGGATGACACCAAACTTGATGTTTCGGTTGTCACCGTTGCTGGACAACAGAATGTTTCGCGTCAGGCTTTGGAACGCGGTACGGGAATTGACAGCCTTGTTATGGCTGACCTTGTTTCCGCTTACCACACGAACCTTGATAGTTTGAATGTGACGACATCAGCAACTTCGCTGACGAACACAATCACGCAAGTCGTGACCTACACCGATGCATCGCCAACGGTGGCTGAACTGTATCCGAAACTTTTGGATGCCATTCAGCGTGTGCAAACCAACTACTTCCAAACCCCGAACTTTATTCTGATGCACCCGCGTCGTTTGGCGTTCATCTTGGCTGCCGTTGATAGCACGAACCGCCCATTGGCTGTTCCAACACCATACGGTTTCAACCCGATTGCAACAGGTAACGGTGCTGCACAGTACGCGCAAAGCGGCTATGCGATTGCAGGAATTCCTGTCATCAGCGACGCGAATGTAATCACCACGAATGGTGCAGGCTCAAACGAAGATGTCATCATTGTTGGTCACACTTCGGAAAGCCACCTGTGGGAACAGGGCGACGGTTCACCAATGATGCTTCGCTTTGAAGATGTCAAGTCGGCTGAACTTGAAGTGAAGATGGTTGTGTACGGATATTCCGCATACACTGCCAACCGTTACCCGAACGCATTTGCGCTGGTCGGTGGAACGGGATTGGTTGCACCAACCTTCTAATTGCGTTTCTGATTTTGGTGGGGGCGGCGAATAACCGCCCCCGCCAGAAGTAGGATGATGCGTTATGAAACAAAACAAATGGGTTGCGGGCTTGCTCGCTGAACGCGAAGCGTATGTGCGTCGTGGTTTGCGTGACAAGGTGCGCATGGTTGATGAAGCACTTGCCGCTTTGGGTCATCGTGCTGATGATGTGGTGGTGGAAACTGCTGCCGTTGATGTAGATGTTGAGCAAGCGAAAGTGGTTCGTGGGCGTAAGCGGAAGAAGGCTTAGCGATGGCGATAGCGAATGGTTACTGCACGCTGAATGAAGTGAAAGCCGCGCTTCGCATTAGTGACAACACGGATGACACCCTGCTTGAAAAATCCATTGAAGGTGCATCGCGCCGCATTGATGGTTACTGCGGGCGCAGGTTCTATCAGCAGACAGCAACCATTCCGCTTTATGCGGTGGACAGTTACACATTGCCAACGCAAGAAGATTTGGTTTCTGTTACGACTTTGAAAACCGATGACAATGGCGATGGCAGTTTTGAAACGACTTGGACAACGGGTGTTGATTATCAACTTGAACCGCTTGACAGGGGGATTACAGGTCAGCCGATACGCACGGTGACAGCGATAGGTGGCAAAACCTTTCCATTGTTTAGCGTGCCAGCGTTACCTTCTGCACAGATTGTGGGCGTGTGGGGTTGGTCTGCCATCCCGAATGATGTGCGTGAAGCGTGTGTGCTTCTGGCGATGCGCGGGTTTGCGCGTTACAACGCAGCACTTGGCGTTGTCGGTTTTGCTGACATGGCTATTCAGGTGCGTGCAATTGACCCTGATGTGCGCGACTTTCTGAACCCCTACCGCAAGTTCGGGATTGCCTGATGGCGGCGACACCTTCGGAAGTGATGACAGGTTTGAAGAACCGTTTGGCAACGATTACAGGGTTGCGCACTTTTAGTTATCAGCCTTCTTCGCTGAACCCGCCTGTCGGGTTTCCTGTTATCAATCGCGTGGAATATCACGGCGCGATGGGCGGCGGTTTGGTCATTTACGATTGCACCGTGTATGTGATTGTCGGGCGTTATACCGATGACAGGGCTTTTGATTTGGCTGATGATTTCCTTGCTTATTCTGGAACAAAGTCAATTCGTGCAGCGATTGAAGGCGATGAAACTTTGGGTGGCAAAACGCAATCTTTGACGGTTGCTAGTGCGGCAAACATTTCTTCGGTGAATGTGGCTGACCAAGATTTTCTTCAAGTCGCTTTACAAGTCACGGTGAATGGGTAAGATGGTGGGCATGGCACAGTTCAAAGTTGTTTCAAATCGTTTGGTTGGTCACACACAGGGTTCACTTGTGAGCGAAGCAGAACTTGACGGTGCTAATATTGCCGCGTTGATTGAAGCAGGTCATATTGCTGAAATCGGTAGCAAGCCTTCCAAATCCAAAGATACGAAAGAACAGGAATAACTATGGCAATCATTGCTTTCAAAAATGTTGATTTCACCGTGAATGGTGTGAACCTAAGTGACCGCATGAACGCGGCAACCCTGACATACGAAATTGAACAGCAGGATGCAACCGTGATGGGCGGCAACCGCGCATTCGTCGGTGGCATTCAGAACAACACTTTGGAAGTGACGCTGTATCAAGATTTTGCAGCAAACGAAGTTGAAGCCACAATTTTCCCATTGGTGGGAACAACTACCACCGTGACACTTCGCGCAGGCGCACAAGCAACCGCAGCAGATAATCCACTCTATACCATTACGGGGGCGTTCCTTTCTTCACATACACCGATTGCGGCAAGCGATGTTGGTGCAACTTCACCAATAACGCTGAGTTTCACGGGCGGAACTTTGGTCAAGACGACATCTTGATTTATTCGTATTCACAACTAGAAGGGGATTGCAATGCAAATTGATTTGCGTGTTTTGTTTATCAACGGTCAAACCGCTGATGTTGATGCGGTGTTTGCTGACTTCATTGCGTTTGAAAAGGAACGCAGGCGCAGCGTTGTTCGTCTGGATGCCGATATGCAATTGACAGATTTGGCTTGGTTGGCGTGGCACGCTGAAAAGCGTTTGGGGAAAACGGCTTTGAAGTTTGAACCCGATTGGGTTTCTACTGTGAAAAGCGTGGAAGTTCGTGCGAATGATGACGGTGCTGCCCCTTTGGACAGCAAGTAAGCGATAGGAATTCTGCGCATTGGCAGATTGCCGCGCTTGCTTGCGAAACAGGAATTGCACCACAGCATTTGATTGATGCTGGTGATTTGATGATTGATGCGATGTTTGATTATTTGAAGCATCGTGCAGAAAAGCAAAGACAACGAAAGTAGTACGATGGGCGCACTATGGCTGAAAACTTCAACCCATCAAAGCGAAACTTTTTTCAACATGATGTGCGCGTTGATGTTACGGGCTTGAAGGAAACCCTTGCCGAACTGCGCCAATACGACAAGGAACTTTATAAGAAGGTCGCAGACCAATTGAAGGGCATTGCAACACCTTTGGCAGCGGAAGTTGGGCGTTCATTCCCTATGGTTTCCCCGTTGCAACGCTGGCACATTGAAGGCGAGCGTCGCGGCAAGTCGCGAATGCCACCGTACAATCCTTCTACTGCGGCGCGTGGTGTGAAGCCAATCGTGTATTCGGGCAATCGCTTCATTGGAAAGAATGTGGGCATTCTGCGTTTGCAACAAATGGATGCGGGTGGTCAAGTGTTTGATGGTGCTGGTTCGCAATCGCCGCGTGCGGGGATGGTGCAGAACCTTGACAAGTATCGCGCAACGAAATCGGCTGGTGGCGGTTTCCGTTCGCGTGTCATGTACGGCGCGACGAAGCGCGGGTTGCCGCTGATTGAAGATGCCATCAATAAAGCAATTGAAGATTTGAATACGATAGTTGTTGCACGGATTGTAAGCGGGTACTGATATGGCATTAGGCATCAACATCGTTTCGGGCTTTGATGGTCGTGGTCTTGAAAAGGCTGTCAAAGAATTTGCGAAATTAGAAACGACAGGACAGCGGGCGCAGTTCGCTATTCAGAAGGCGGCTTTGCCTGCGGCTGCGGCGTTGGCTGGTTTGGGTTTTGCTGCTGTCAAAGCAACGCAGGCGGCGATGCAAGAAACGCAAGAAATGGCGGTGCTTGCATCAACGCTTCGCCAAGTAACAGGTGCATCACAGACCACGATTGATGCGAATGAAAATTTCCTTGCGTCAATGCAGAAGGCAACGATTTACAGCGACAGCGAGATGCGCCCCGCGTTGGCTTCGCTTGTTCAGGGAAGCGGTGACTTGGCACGCTCGCAACAGGATTTGCAACTTGCTATGGATATCGCTACTGCGACAGGCTTGCCGCTTGTTCAGGTATCTGATGCGTTGAGCAAAAGTTACAACGGCAACTTCAAATCTTTGAAGGCGTTGTCACCTGCGTTGAATGACAACATCAAGGAAGGTCAATCGCTTGATGCAATCTTTCGCGAACTGAATGCAACCTTTGGTGGTGCTACTGCTGCGGCTACGGATACGGCAGCAGGAAAGATGAAGCAATTGCAAAATCAGGTTTCCGATTTGCAAGAAAGTATCGGAATGGCTTTGCTTCCGATTGTGGAAAAAATAGTTCCAATCTTTTCATCTATGGCTTCCGCAATTAGCGAAAACCAAACCACCTTCCTTGTGGTTGTTGGTGCAATTGCTGCGTTTAGTGCAGCAATCATTGCAGCGTCGGCAGTCATCAAAGTTCACACCACCTATCAAAAGTTGATGGGGATTGAAGTTGTGAAGAACAGCGCAATATTCAAAGGTGCAACTGCTGCGGCGATTGGATTTGGTGGGGCATTGGGAACGCTGATGGTGGCACAGGCACTTGCGCCCGTCATCAACAATTTGACGGGTGCGACGGGTCGCGCCAATGATGCGTTCAAGAAAACTGCTGCATCTGTTGATGACTTTGCGAAGAATGCTGGAAGTTCTGAACAGGTGTTGCGCGATTTCATCAATACGGTTCAAAAGGATTTGCAGAAGTTTGACCCATTGGGAACGATTGGGGATGTTGCAACCTTTGAAGGTTTTGGTCGCGAATTCAAATTGCTTGCCGATGGTGTGAAACTTGATATTGAAGCAATGGATGAAACCTTCAAACGGTTTGCGAATGAAAGCCCCGAAGTAGCAGGTCAAATTGTCAATGCGATGAAGGCACAGTTGGCTATCACCGACCCGACAAGCCGCGCCTATAAAGATTTGCAGGCTGCGATTGCGCGCTATGAAGGGCAGGTGCGAACGGCAACGGCAGCACAAAATGCTTTGACGGGTGCTATCAACAACAGCCCTAGCGTAATTCCTTTGACGGGCGCAATGGCGAAACTTGCTGGTCAAACATCACGCGAATTCTTTGCACGACAACAATCAGCGAACGCTTTGCAGGATTGGAACGCAAAAGCAACAGCCGCTTTTGAAGCAACAAAATCTGGTGCGGCAAAGATACAAACAGCGAAAGAAAAGTTGGAAGAATTCACAAGTGCATTGCGTGGAAATTTTGATGCGCAACGGTCATTGACCAGCGCACAACGAAACACGATTTCCGCAAACAACAATTTGAAACAGGCTGTTGAAAGCACAGCGAAAGCACAAGCATATTTCAACAATGTGACCAAAGGTTTCCCGCGTGATAGCAGGGAAGCGACACAGGCAACGGATGCCTATGCGCAGGCACAGAAGCGTTTGCGTGATGCGAACATTCGTTTGCGCGAAGCAACAGAAAATCAAACCAATGCTGAAAAAGAACTAATCCGTTTGCGTCAAATCACCGCAAATGCAGAAGATGTTGCTGATGCCGAACGGGATTTGGAACGGTCAAAGTATGGTGTTGAAGAAGCAAACTTTGCGGTGACGGATGCCGAAGCGAAATTGGCGGAACTTCGTGCCGACCCGAAAGCATCTGCAATTGATATTCGTCGCGCCGAAATTGATTTAGCAGAAGCCAAATTAGCGGTCACAGATAGTGTTCGCCGCGTTCAGGAAGCAGAAACGGAACTTGCCAATCAGGTCAATCGGAAGGCAACTGCGGAAGAAATTGCCGATGCTGAACGCGATTTGCAGAAAGCCAAGATGCAGGTTGTTGATGCGACGGAAGAAGTTGAAGATGCGACCAAGAATGAAATTGTTGCGCAGGCAATTTTGAACCAAGTGTTGAACGGCGCGAAGGAAGGAACTGATGAATACCGTGAAGCGTTGGAAGATTTGACGAAGGCTAAGGAAACCGAAGAAGATGCGCGGCGTGGTGTCGCGGAAGCGATTTTGGCAGAAGCACAGGCAACACTTTCTTTGGCGAAAGCGGTTGAAGAATACAATGCGGTTCAAAAGAAAACCCCTGCTGGAATTGTTCGGCGTGGTCAGGAACAACTTGCAGGTATTTCCACAACTAATCCTGCATTGGAAATGTTGAACAATCCCAATCCAAATCAAACCAATGTGACCAATATGAATATGACGGTGAACGCTGGAATGGGAACTGATGCTGACCAAGTTGCACGGGAAATCATTGATGTTCTGAAATATTATGAACGCTCAAATGGTGTCATTCCGTTGATTACTCAGTTTCAAGTAGCGGTGTAATCATGGCGACAGTTACGGCTTGGGGCGAGACGCTCACCGTATTGATGGAAATTGGCTTTCCTGTTGATGTGTTCACTTTGAATAGTGCAACTGATGGTGTGCTTGACAGCGACTTTTTGGATGGAACTTTGTTGGGTGATGATGTTTCCCCGTATGTTCAGAACATTCGCATCACACGCGGAAGGCAAGACCAACTAGCAAACTTTTCTGCGGGTTCATGTTCCATCACCCTTTTGAATAACGATAGAAGGTTTGACCCGACAAATGAAAGTTCCCCCTATTGGGATATTGCGCTTGGTCAATCTGGTGTGACACCGCGAAGAAAGGTGACGGTGATACTTGGAAGTGAAACTGTGTTCGTTGGTTTGATTACGGATATTGATTTGTCTTACAACACAGGAAAATCAACCGACATTTCAACGGTGACAATCAACGCTGCTGATGACTTCGTGCTATTGGCAAACACGGCTACGACCCAAGACCGAACCCCGACACAAGAACTTTCGGGTGCGCGTTTGAACTACTTGCTGCAACTTCCAGAAATTGCCTATACGGGCGCAACCGATATTGATGCAGGTACAGCAACATTGGGCGCATACCAACTTGACGCGAACACAAATGCGTTGCAGTATGCGCAAGCGATAGCCGAAAGTGAACAAGGCTACTTCTTCGTTTCCCGTGACGGGAAACTAACTTTCACAGACCGCGTGACCAAAGCATTCACAACAGCAACGGCAGCCTTTTCGGATGATGGTGGAACGGATATCAAATACCAAACACTTTCAATCTTGTACGGGCAAGAATTCCTATACAACAAGGTTCTTGCTACCCGTGAAGGTGGCACACCACAGGTTGCAGATGATGCAGGAAGTCAAGCGGAATACGGCATTAGCACTTTGAACTTGTCTGGTTTGTTGTTGGCGGATGATGGTGCGGCGCAAGATTTGGCTGATGAACTTTTGGATTTGTATGCTGAACCCGCATACAGGTTTGAAGCGATGTCGCTGCTGGTTTCTTCTTTCGGGTCGGGAACACGGGTGGCTTGTAATCAGTTAGAACTTGGGGATACGGTCACGGTGGAACGCAACTATCAGACAGGTTCACCCGCGCAGGTAATCAAATTTCAAACCATTGAACGCTTGAACAGGGTCATCACCCCGAATGTTCACAGGCTGGAAATCGCCATGTCTGATGCATACATTATCTATCCGCTGCTATTGGATGACCCAATTTTTGGTTTGATGGATGCTGATAATGCGCTTAGTTAGTGGCTATGCTTGCGGGCTGATAACAAAAAGGCAGGTGTGAAAAGTGGCTGGTGCTGGCGCGAAGTTGTTTGAAAGTGGGGCTGTGCTGACAGCGGCGCAGGTGAACACTTTTTTGATGGAACAAACCATTATGCGTTTCGCTACTACTGCGGCGCGTGATGCAGCGTTCGGTGGTGTTGGCGAATTGACACTTGCCGAAGGAATGTTTGCATATATTGACGACCAAAATTTGGTCTATTTTTATACAGGTTCGCAATGGCAACAATTCGGTGCTGTTGTGGATGATGACCAGAACATTCTTGCAAATCAAATTTTCAGTTAGGATTGACACATGGCAACATTTAGCAAACTTACCCTTTCAGGTTCTACTGATGGCAGGCTTATCAAAGTTGCGGCAACCGCAACTGCTGGCACAACCATCCACACGGGTTCAGCAACAGCGACAACCTTTGATGAACTGTGGTTGTACGCAGTCAATAGTGATACATCAGACCGCAAACTGACGATTGAATTTGGTGGCGTGTCGTCACCAGACGATTTGATTGAGTTCACTGTCAAAGCCGAGAACGGTTTGTATCTCATAGTCCCTGGGCTTGTCATCAAAGGCAACGCAACACCACTTGTCGTGAGAGCGTTCTGCGCTACTGCGAATGTCGTGATGATCGGCGGCTATGTGAACCGCATCACCGCATAGGTGAGCAATGCCTGACTTCATCAAGAACCGTTCGGGCAAGTCGCTTGCGACGACGCTTGCACCACGCTCAAAGCGTTCAGGTTCAGGGCAAGTGAACTCGCTGTGGGTTGGTGGCGCAAGCGAGATAGTCGCAACAGGTGGAACGATTACTTCGTACACCGTTGGCGGCATCAACTACAAGTCGCACACTTTTACATCAACAAGCACATTCACGGTATCGGAAGTTCCTGATGGTGCGGTTGCTGATATCTGGGTTGTCGCTGGTGGCGGTGGCGCTGGATTTGACAGAGGTGGTGGCGGTGGTGCTGGTGGCGCAAAAACCGTAACTGGTATTGCTCTGAACGCACAGGCTTACACGATTACTATTGGCGGAGCGGGCGGTCTTGGAATAAATGTCGCCCCAGGCTCTAACGGTGGTTCTTCTTCGGGTTTGGGTCAAAGCACTAGCGGTGGCGGATACGGAAGTGCAAACAACTACGCAGGTAATGTTGGTGGTTCGGGTGGCGGTCAAGCATCGGGTATCAGCGGTGAAGGAAACGCAGGTGGTGCGAATAATTCTGATGACGGTGCTGGTGGTGGCGGTAAGGGCGGCGCAGGTGCGTCTGGCGTTCCTGTTGGCAGCGGCAACGGCGGTGCTGCTGGCACAAACGATTATCAAGATGGAACAAGTCGTTCGTATGCGGCTGGTGGTGGTGGCAGCATCGGTACTTCACCAGCGTCAGAGTATGGTCGTGGCGGCAAAGGAAACACCAACGCAAGTATTCAGGCTGGTGTAGTCATCATCAGGTACAAGGTCTAATCGTGGCTCACTTCGCTCAACTAGACGCAGACAACAAAGTCGTGAATGTCATCGTTTTGTCCGACGATGACTGTGGTGGTGGAGTATTCCCAGATAGCGAACCTATCGGTCAAGCATTTCTCGCATCGCTCAACCTTGATGGCGTGTTCAAGCAAACTTCGTTCAACACCTATCGGAACTACGCATACACATACGACGAAGAAAACCCGCCGAACATTGTCGGTGCGCAATATTTGGGAAGTGCACATCGCACAGGCGGCACACCGTTCAGGGGTCAGTACGCAGGTATCGGTGACTTCTATGATGCTGACTTAGATGAGTTCGTGACACCTGAAAGCGAGACACAAGATGAAACTGAATGACGAACAGAAACAAATGTTTGCTTCATATTTGCGTAGCGCGGTTGCTGCGGTTGCTGCGGTTGTTTCAACAGGGAATTATGCGGTGGAAGATATTGCGAAAGCGGCTGTTGCGGCATTGTTGCCACCTGTGTTGCGTTGGCTCAATCCAAAAGATGCCGCGTTTGGTCGCAGTAATAGTTAGGACATGAACAATCCGCGCCCCTATACGGGAACGAATGATGGCATCGCCAAAGGGAAGCGCGAAGGCACAGAAGAATTTGTGCGACAGTTGAACTTTCTTAGTGATGGGGCGTTATGGGGCAATGGAACTTTCATTGTCAGAAAAATGAAAGGGAAAGAAAGCCTGTCGGTTCATGCGACGGGTCGGGCAATGGATATTTCCTACCGCAATATGCGTGACGGTAAGCGCGGGAAACCGAATGGGCGCAAGATTGCTTCGGAATGGTGTGACATTCTGAGCAAGAACGCTGCTGTGTTGGGTGTGGAAATGGTGATTGATTATGCGTTCGCAAAGTTTGGGCGTGCGTATCGTTGCGATAGGGATGCGTGGCAAACATACAGCAAGCCAACGGTGACGGGTGGCGGTAGTGCTTCGTCTGATTGGATACATATTGAGATTTCGCCGCGTGTTGCGGATGATGCTGGCAAAGTTCAACGCAAATTCCGTAAAGTCTTTTTAGGTGAAAATGACGGTGAATGATGGATACGGGTTTAGCGGCGGTTCTTGTTGGTGTGATTACAGCCATCGGTGGAATTGTTGTTGCGGTCATTCAGTTGATGGGTTTGCGTGCTGAAAACAAAACAGACCATGCGATTGTTCAGGGTCAGTTGGCAAGCATTTTGAATTCGGTGTTCAGGGTGGATAGTAAGGTTGATGGGGTCACGGACAGATTAGACAAACACATTCAGGAACATAGCGAAGGGGCTTTTGGTGGGATTACTAGAAACAGAAGTTCGGAATGAAATTGAGCAAACGAACCGCAACAAGAAACGGGTTCTGCAAGATATAGCCGATGCGTTGGATGATGATGACCGCAAGGATTTCATTGTTGCGTTGAATGACAAGACGGTTTCCGCACAAGCGTTGTCGCTGGTTTTGAAGCGTCGCGGTTTCGTGGTTTCTAATTCGCTAATCACTTTGTATAGGCGTGGGGGGTTGGCTTATGAAGTTCGCTGATGAAGTTCAATCGGAAACGCACGAAGAAGTTTCAATTGTAAAGTTGCGGCGTGAACGCGATTTTGTGCGTCGCGAAAATGAGCGTTTGACGAAAGCGGTAGATGAAGCAAACAAGGTCATTCGCATCATTGAGACAGCGAACGCATCTGAGATTGAACCGCCACATTGGTTGTCGCCCGCGAAGCCGCGTTCATCGGCTGCAACGCTGGTTGCAATGCTTTCGGATACACACTTTGACGAAATTGTGAACCCTGATGAGATGGAAGGGTTGAATGCTTACAATCGGGCGATTGCAAAACTGCGTCTTGAAAAGTGGGCAAAGGGTGTTGTGAAGATGGCGCGTCATTATTTGGCGGGTGTGAAGTATGACGGAATTGTTTTGATTTTGGGTGGCGACATTTTTTCTGGTGACATCCATGAAGAATTGAAGGATACGAATGAAGCGACGATGTTGGAAAGTTGTTTGTATTGGTCGGAACAGATTGCGGGTGCGATTGGTTTGTTGTCTGACGAATTCAAGAAGGTTCAAGTTGTCTGTGTCGTGGGTAATCATGGGCGCACAACCCGCAAGCCGCGAATGAAGCAGCGTGTGGTGACGAACTTTGATTGGTTGTTGGGGAAGATGGTGGAAAGATATTTTGCTTCCGACAATCGTGTTTCGTTTCTCATTCCTACTTCGGCGGATGCGTTCTTGAAGATTTATGAACATGGTCATTTGATTACGCACGGCGACCAAGTTCACGGTGGCGGCGGTATCGGTGGTATCTATCCGCCAATTATGCGGATGCGCGCAAAGAAAGAACACAAGTATTTGCAGACGGGTCAGAATTTCAAGACGCTTTGGATGGGTCATTGGCACACCTACCTTTCAACACCGCATCTAATCATCAATGGTTCAACAAAAGGTTTTGATGAATATGCGATGCTTATGGGTTTCGGGTTTGAAGTTCCGCAGCAAGCACTAGCGATTGTCACACCTGAAAGAAACATCACGGTTCAAGCACCTATTTTTTGTCAAGATAGAAAGCGTGAAGGTTGGTGATGTTGTGTCAATGCAAGTTGCGTCGGTGGATTGTTACCTGCGAAGGTGCGGATGATGACGACGACGAATGAGCATTCACGGGTTCTAGTTGTTTGGCATGATGCGCACGCAATCAATGAAGGTGGTTGGTGTGAAGAAACTGACATTGATGATGAACCTTGTGTGGTGGAAAGTCTTGGCTGGTTGTTGGCTGATAGAAAGCGCGGTCATGTTGTGTTGGCGCAGTCAATAACGAACGATGGGAATTTGGATAGCGTGTTGGCTATTCCTGTGGGCATGGTTCAGAAAGTGGTTGTGTTAGGTTTTTGATTGCGCGTTGTTCCCCCCTTCGGCTTCGCGTCGGGTGCGGGTGTTGCACGCAGGTTTTGTTGCGTGCGCACCCGTTTCCTGTTTGTGTCACAACTTATTTTTTGTAAATTTTTTGGGCGCGTGGATATTGGGGTTGGCGAAAAGATTTTTGGGGATTGCTTGTTTTGTGGGTGTTTTGGGGGTCTTTTGGATTTGCGTGTTTGGTGTCATCCGATATACTGAACCCATCGGGATAAAGGAACACCGATGGAAAAGGGAACAACATGAAAAACGAAATCAGCAATCTGACAAAAGGTGAAACCGTTTATTGGAAGCGGATGCCGCAAGGCGTATTCACCTTCTTGACAATTGACAGCGATGGTTCATTGCACATCGTCGGCGGTGAACGCGGTTATGCACGCAACGGACACAACGCACTTCCAGAAGATGTGTCGCTGCTTCCGTTTGATGGCGGCAAGGAAGCGGTCATCGCATGGTGCAGGAACAACATCTTCGCGGAAGTCACCGTGAAGGAACTTGCTGCGATTGGCGAATGTTCAGAAGCAACCGTGCGTGCGCTCATCAATGACAGGCGCGACATCTTCCGAAAGTCGGAAGGTCGCAAGTACGAAGTGCGTGACCCGAAAGCCGACAGACAAAACGAAAAGTAATCAACAACAAACATCATTGGAAGGAACAACGATGGCAACGAAACAAGCAAGATGGAAATGCCCGAAGTGCGATGACGGTGTTCTTGCACCGACACGCCCGCGAAAGGATGATGTGCGGCGGTACTGTCTGCCGTGTTCATCCGTGAACGGAAGATTGGTGGAACGGATTGCACCTGCGTTGGAAGCGAAGCGCGAACAGCGCATTGCAAGCACCCGCGAGAAGGTGCGCCAGAAGCGTCAGGTTGCGCGTAGGCGCGAGCAACCGAAGAAGTTGCAGCAAAGGTGCGACGCAGTTCGCGAACGCATCATTCGCAAGGAAGCCGAACGCATCTGGAACTTGATGGCGGATTGGCACAAAGGCAAACCGCTTCCGCGTATCAACATCGTTCGCGGCAGGAATTGGGGAAGCCAATATGGTCACGCGGAAGTTTGGCGCAACACAATTCAAGTGAATGTGGATGCTGAACAATCACAACTACGAAGTCGGCGTGTGTGGGCTGTGCTTGCGCATGAACTAGCGCACATCGCTTGCCCGCCAATCAGCAGGCGTGGCAAAACAGATGACACGCATCACCGCGTGTTCTATTACTGCTTGCGTCATGTTTGGGAAAAGCGATGGAAGTGCGCAATCTCATTTGGCGAAGTACGAACTTGGGGATACAGCGTGGATTACATCATTGAAGGTCAAGCCAGCAAGCACATCACCTTCACGCTTCCGAACCCCGTAACACCCCCAAAGCAAAATGAAACCATCAACAACAACGAAGGGAACAACTAATGCAACTAGTTACGAAAGCACAAGACCGAACCGAATGGTTGGCGCAACGCAAACGCACACCCGAAGGTTTGGTTTCATTCGGCGGAAGCGACGCACCGATATTGATGGGGGCTTCACAGTTCCGCACACGCGGCGATTTGTTCGTTGAGAAAGCAACGATGGTCGTTGATGAACAACCAGCGACAAGTGCAATGACCACAGGCAACTATGCCGAACCGATGCTGCTGCAATTTGCATCAGACAAACTTGGAACGAAGTTCATCACCCCGCCAACCTTGTATCGTGATGGTCAATGGCTTATCACCGCAGATGGTGTGGATAATGAAACCGCACCCGCAGTTTGTGTGGAATGCAAAACCACATCGCGTTATGCCATTCGCGATATTGAAGATGTGCCGCCAATGTATCTATGGCAGATGTGGTCACAGCAAATGGTTCTAGGTTGCCCCGTGTTTTTGTCGGTGCTTGACCGCGATTTGAAACTGTCGCTGATTGAATGCCCGACGAACACGGATGCGTTCAGCGCGTTGCGCTTGGAAGCGGAAGTGTTCGGTGAATGGGTGCTTCGTGGTGAACCGATGCCTGATGACATTGACAACTTTTCCGCTGAACAAATTTCGTCGTTGTTCAAGGTGCAAGCAAAGCAAGTTGAAATCGGTGCTGATGCGTTGGTATGGATTGAAGCATTGAACGACGCACGGAAGATGGGTGCTGATGCGGATGCACTTGAAAAGAATGCCAAAGACCATCTTGCACGAATGCTGCTAGATGCAGAAGTTGGAACGGTCAATGGTGAAGTTGCTGTCACTTGGAAGCAACAGAAAGGTCGCGCAACAGTTGATGTTGCACGAATGCGGTCAAGTCATCCTGACTTGGTTGCACAGTATGAAAAAGAAGGTTCACCATTCAGGGTGTTCCGCACAACGAAGGGAAAAAAGAAATGACATTTGAACTTGACGGATATCTAACCGTTGCTCAACGGATAGAACAATTGAAAGCGAAGTATCCAGAAGCGGTGCTTCGCCCATTCAATCCAGCAGAACCATTCACCATCAAAGAAATTGGTGGCAAGGAATTCATTGTGTATGTGGCGGCGTGCTACAAGACACCGAATGACCCGATGCCAGCAGTTGCGGTGGCGATTGAACCGTGCGTGCCGAAATCAAATTTCACCCGCGACAGTATGGTAATGAACGCTGAAACTTCGGCTTGGGGGCGTTGCATCATGGCTGCGCTTGCTTGCGATACATCGGGCAAGGTTGCTTCCGCTGATGAAGTGCGCAACCGTCAGCAAGGTGAACAGATTGCGACGGTCATCAAAGCATTCCCAACTGCGAAGGCACAGCAAGTGACAACATCTGCACCGCAAGCAAAAGGAAATGGGTTCATCACACAGAAGCAGATTGGGTTGCTTGGCAAACTGACACGCGAACGCAACATGAACAACAATGACCTTCTTGCGTATGTTGCCGATTTGATTGGTCGCGATGTTGGCGGCAAGTTGGGCGAACTGACCAGCAAAGAAGCGTCTGATGTGATTAGCGCATTGATGAACGGTGAACAACCGACAGCACGCAAAGCCGCACCAGCAGATGAAGAACCCTTTTGATGGGCGTGCAAGCGTGGCGCGACGAAGCGCGATGTGTTGGAACAGCAACAGAAGTTTTCTTTCCAGAAGTATTGAAGGAAAACAGATTTGATGCAGCCATAAAACTTTGCAGCAAGTGTTCGGTATCGGAACAATGCTTGAAGTTGGTTATCTGGTTGGATGATGTTGATGACAAGTGGGGCGTGTTCGGTGGTTTGACACCGCGACAGCGGCGGCTTGTTAGATACGAAATGGAACGCGGCAAATCGCTGACGGATGCTGTGAAGGTGGTGAACGATGTCGGGCGACCCAAGAAAGGGTGAATGCGAAGGCAGACAAGACAACTGCAAGGTTGATGGATGCCCGCTGTTCGGTGGGCTTGGCAAACCTGCGCGTGATGGTAAGCGTCGCATCAAAGGATGCGGTGACGCTGTTGCGCGTGGGCGACGCTCACGAAGGAAAGGATTGAAGAAGCAGCGTGACGCACGCAAAGCGTTGGGTGTTGCCCCATCACACAAGTTTGGTGACGCGAACGAAGAACGCTGGAACGACCCAATCTTTGCCAACGAAGTCAAATCAGGAAAACAAATTCAGCCTGCGGTGACAGCGTGGTTGCGGATAGAAAAACAGGTGCGTTCCAATGAAGCGGATTTTGGTTCACTTCGGAAACCTTGTCGCGCTGTGTTGATGCCCGATGATTGGGGAAGCGAAGGTTTGGTGATGGTTCGTTTGTCGGTGTGGCGTGATTATGTTGCGCCCGCGCTCGCGGAATATTATGGACAAGGCGAATGATTTACACATTGACAGACACAGAAATTGCAGCAGCGCATCAATGGGTCGCAGACAAACTTCGCATCAAAGATACGCACGATATTCGCGATAAGAAATTTGACCGCAACAACAGTTCACAGGGGGTTTCTTTGATTGGCATAATGGGTGAAATTGCTGGTTGTCATGCTTTGAATACGCAACCAAACTTGAAGGTGATGATTGGTGGGGATGACGGAACGGATTGTGAAGCGTTTGGTTTGTATTGGCAAATCAAAACATCTTCGCTTCGTGCGCTCATCTTCAATTCGGAAGCAGATTTTGTGGCTGATGCCGCGTTGCTTGTTCGTCATGTGGCTGACAAACATTCCGTTGCAGACAATCCGACCTTTGAAATCATTGGTGGTGTCTCGCGCAAACGGTTCATGCGTCAGCACTTCCAACATGACTACGGCTATGGGTTGCGTCTGGTGATGAATGCAGATGATTTGACCCCGCTGGATACTTTGCTTTCGGTGGTGCGCAAATGATTGTTCGTGGCGCACGAAAGACAACGAACTTCACCATCATCGGGAACGATGTGCTGCGAGATAAGCGGCTTTCCTATCGGGCGCGTGGGCTGCTTGCTTGCGTGTTGTCGCGACCTGATGATTGGCGAACATCGGCTGACAGCCTTGCGCGTGAAGGTTCAGAAGGTCGGGCTGCGATATTGACCGCTTTGAAGGAATTGGAAACCGCAGGCTATTTGATACGCACACGCATTCAGGATAAGCAAGGGCATTGGCGCACCATCTCAACCGTCTATGACGAACCACAGACAGGATGCGCAACCGAAGTTCAGTTTCCGAATGTCGGTTCACCGAACTTCGGTTTCCGCACTTCAATAGAAGAACTAGATACGAAGAAACTAGATATTGCGCCAGAAGCATTTGAAAACTTTTGGATGGCATATCCGCGCAAGATAGCCAAACGCGATGCACAGAAAGCATGGCAGCAAGTCATGCGTGCAGCAGATGCACCAACGGTGGAAACAATCATGCAAGCGGTTGAGCAATACAAGACCGCACAGAAGGACAAAAACTACATTGCATATCCCGCAACTTGGCTTCGTGCTGGCAGATGGGCAGACGAACTTGAAACCAAGTACGATGAAGGTACGGATGGGGAACGGAAAGTGTCACCGAATGTGGCACAAGCACAATCATTTGCGGCAGCGTATTTTCACACCCGTCGCAGTTTGGATGAATTGAAATCAGACATCGCGCATCGTGATAGCGAATATCAGGAAGCGGCGTTGCTTTGGTTTCAACAGATGAAAGCAGGATGACCATGAAGTTCCTAGCGGGAATGGTTTTGGCTGGTTTGGTTTCGGTTGGGTTTGCAGTAGGTGCGTCGTCTAAGGCGGTTGCACCGATTGTTGTTGCTGCACCGATTGTTGAAACGACGACGACAACAACGACAACGGTTGTTCCGCTGGTGGTTGATGCTGACGCGAAGTGTGGGCAATGGTGGTCTGTTGCTGTTGCGTCTGGTTGGGATGAAATTGATTTGCGTGATTTGGATGAAGTGTTGTTTCGTGAAAGTCGTTGTGATGCGTCACAGGTGAATGCGAGCGACCCGAACACGGTGGATGGTGTGAAGGGTTCTGTTGGGTTGGCTCAAATCAATGTGTTTTGGGTGCAGCCGACTAAGTGGTATCCGAAGGGATACTTGCAGACGCACACCATCGTTTCGGGTGCGCATGATTTGTTTGACCCGTTCTTGAATTTGCGGGCGGCGAAGGCGGTGTTTGACTATGACCGAAGCGAAGGAAGGTGTGGTTGGTCGGCGTGGGCTTGGAAAGGCTGCGATTGATGTCTGTGGCGCGTTCTAATGCGGGCTGCAATGGGTGGGGTGCAGATACCACCCCCACCCTTTTTGAACGCTCTACGGGCTTCCTATTGCGTGCTTTTTCTGGAAACCGCATGGAATAAGGGTTTTGCAAGAAATTTGGGAAATCTGGCTGAATGACTTGCAATCAGGTGGATGACGGGCTTATGCTGAACCCATCGGGATAACGAAGGGAACAGACATGAAAAACAAATTCAAGGGTCAATGCCACACTTGCAAAACATTCGTTGCCGCAGGTGAAGGCGAATACGAAGGTGGATACACCTTCTGTTCAGAATTCATTGGCACAAGCGATGCGCCACAATCATTGCGCGACACATTCAATGCATGGGGCTTCTCATGCATCAACGAATTGAACCGCAAAGCAGCAACATCATTTGCAAATCGTTTTGAAGTTCGCGCCGCGCGCCGCGCCGAAGAACAGGAAAGCGCACCAACTGCCGAAGAAATTGCCGCCAACAAAGCCGCAAGCGACCTTGCCAACAAGCAAGCCCGCGCTGCACGCCGCGCCGAACTTCAAGAATTGAAAAAAGCGAACATCTGCCCCCGATGCATGGGCGAAGGCGGTTCTGATGCATGGCGGGCGACAGGCTGGACTTGCAACCGTTGTCACGGAACGGGCAAGTTCTAGAACCGATAGTTGCAATACATCAATCAACCGATATACTGAATACATCAGGATAGAAAACAACCAACAACAAAAAAGGAAAAAGGAACAATGAAAAAAGCAGACATCATCAAAGCAACAAGCAAGTTTGACACTTGCGCAATTTTTGAAGTTGCGCGAGGCGACAGCACTTGGAAGCGATATGCCCGATTGCTGACCGACGAAGAAAAAAATGCAATGACCGAAGGCAGGAATTCCTACCGATACAGCCGAACAGCACCATCAGTAATCATTGTGTATGTGAATGCAATTCACGCCAACGGGGAAAAATCTTCTTCGCCAAGCGCATACGCCGAAGATATGGTCACAGATTTTGTGGATGCACAAAACCATTATGGTCGCACCGATGCAGAAAGCGTGCCACTTGCCCGCATCAAGCGATGCGTCAATGAGACACAATCGTTTGTGGATTTCTGGAACGCAGAAATCGTTGCGAAGAAAGATTTGGCAAAGCGTCAAAAGGATGCCGATGAGCGAGCAAGGCAAGCCAACATCAATCACACAAACCGCATCCGCAACCTGAATGACCGCATCAATGAACTTGGCTTTGAAGAACGGGTAGGCAGCACATACAGTTCATACAAGCGTGAAGTGACCATCAGCGTTGAAACGCTCACCGAACTTGTGCGCCTAGCCGAACAAGCCAAGATGACCGACAAGGTAGGTGCGTGAATATGGCAAAGGAACGGATACCAACCAACATTGAAATCGCAAGACGCAACGCAATTCTGTCGGCGGTGGATAAAATCGTTACGCACGAACTTGGCAATCATTGGACATTGGAAGCGCACATGGCACGCAAAGCCGCACTTCTGGAAATCATCAACAACAACGAAGGGGAATAACAATGGCAATCCTTATCAGCAACGACATCCGTATCATCTGCGACAAATGCGGCGCAGAACATCACAGCGACCATCAAACCGTTGGCGCAGCGCGACGCGAAGCAATGGAATTGGGATGGGGCAACAGCCGCAACCAAGACATCTGCACCAAGTGCCGACTACGCAAACCGAAAGGTTGGACAGATGAACGATGGGAACAAATCAAATGAAGTTCACCATCTTGGTCGCAGCAATGTTCGCAACAGCAATCCTTGCACCGAACAGCGAAAAGACCATTGGCGATGATTGGGCAATACACCCATTCAGCATCGCCATCACAACGCTAATCATCATGGGCTGCTGGATACTTTCGGAAACCAATACACCCCCTAGATACAATCGCCGCAAAGGAAAGGAACACAAAAACTGATGAATGAATGTGTGGTGGCAAGCGCAAGCGAAAGCGCGTTAGTTCCTTCCCCGCGCCGCTTCGCCCGTGCAATTCGGGCGCACCACATCATTCAGAACGAAAGGCGATTTCAATGGAACACCTATCACCACAACACTTGCACAACGCAATTGAATTCCTACAAAAAGTGTTCGTGGGTTCAGCCGATGAACAGCGGCTGGTGGAAACAATCAACGCACTACATCGGGAACTGAAAAGGAAACAAAATGCAAAACGAAAACAAAGTTGATGGTCTGGTTGCAGAAACCGAAGCATGGCAAGCAAGATGCGACGAACTGACAATTGCCAATGAGCAATTACGCGACCAGCGCGAAATCGCACGCAACCTTGCACAACGCTTGGAAGAAGCCTTGACCCAATCCGAAGAAAAGGTGAAAGAACTTTCGGCAACGGTGGACAGGCTCAGGTTGCACATTCAGCAAGGCGTGGAACTGTGATGTTGGATGGCGTGCTTGTTATCGCAATTGTTGCCTTGTCGGGCATCCTTCTAGGTCTTGCGCTCAGGAACTTAGCGGAATGAAATGGGCGATGTATCTAGCGGGGATGGTCGTTGGTGGATGCGTTGGTTTTATCGCCGCACAAATAAACGCAACAAAAAAACAGAACGCACAAGCGAAACAAACACAGGTAGTCATTCAGGAATTAGCGGGCTTGCGTGGCGAGATGCACGCAACACAACAAGAACGATGGCGGTACTAATGCCAAGCGAAGTCGGTGACATCATCCCCGAAATGCCACGAACAATCCTTGAAGCCGACAGCGATGGCTGCGTGCGATGGATAGCACGACTTCATCCCGACAACACACACGGCTTAGAAGAACGCATTGATGTTCTGCTGTGGATGTGGGCAGACGGTTCAATACATCTAGCAACACGACCCGCAGCACATCCTGATTGGTCTTGGTCAATCCCAACCTTCCCTGACCGCGTATGAACGAACCAATGACCCAAGCAACCGAAGTGTTGGTGAACGCATCCGTCATCATCAACAACGACAGAAATAACACATACGGTCATGTAGTTGATGACTACGAAAAAGTACGAACCATCTTCTACGGGCTGACAGGAATAGAACTTGACTTGCATCAATGCCTGATGTTCATGGCATCCGTCAAACTTGCACGCATCAGAACCAACCTTGCACGCAACATCCTGCACAAAGACAGCCTGACCGACCTGATTGGATACCTGTCACTTCAAGCAGAAATCACCAAACCAACATGACCACCATCATCTGCGATTGGTGCAAACAAATCCTGACCCATCAACCGCGTCGCATCATCGGATGCAACTGCGACCCTGACGCGCCGCAATGGTGCTACATAGACCTTGATGGAACACCCAAAGGATTGCGCGCTGCAAGATACACAATCATCAACAAAGGGGAACAGAATGAACAAAATCAAAACACGAAGGAAACATAAGACGCGGCGACTACCTGCCGAACCGTTGATAAGTATGTTCAACGGTGAACTATCGGATGGACAGATTGCAGCAGCATTAGACGCATCACGCAGCCGCATCGCAAGATGGCGACGGAACGGAATACCTTTCTATCAAGCGGATGAATTAGCCTGTCAGATAGGCGTTCACCCTTCACACATTTGGGGCAAACAATGGTGGCAATCCCAATAGACGAACTGAAACCACACCCACGCAATGTGCGACAAGGTGACATCGGCGCAATATCGGTAAGCCTAGAAACCTTTGGACAATACCGACCCATCATCTATCAAAAGAAAACCATGCACATCATCGCAGGCAACCACACATGGAAAGCCGCAAAACAATTGGGATGGAAAACAATCAACGCAGAACCATTTGATTGCGACAATGACACAGCACTACGCATCCTGATAGCAGACAATCGCGCAACAGACCTAGCCACCTATGATGAAACATCATTACTAGAAATCTTGAAAGAACTAGCCGCCACCGAAAAACAATTAGATGGAACATTGTTTGACCTGCAAGACCTGCAACAACTACAAGACGACACCACCCCACCACTACCACCCGAACCAACAACCATCATCTGCCCCGAATGCGGCGCACAAGTGAGACACCAACCGTGATACATCGCCCATGCTTGAACTGCGGAACACTAAGCAACCACACCCGTTGCATCATCTGCCAACGCGCCCACGACAAAATCAAAAACAATAAACCCAAACCCGCACATCGTCGCGGCAGTTACAAACGACGCGCCAAACAAGTCGTTGCACAAGCAACCCATTGCTGGTTGTGTGGCAAGGCTGCAATCATCAACGACCCATTCACGGCAGACCATGTGATAGCGGGCGACCCTGAAAGCCCCCTGCTACCCGCACACCGAAGTTGCAACAGCCGACGCGGAAACCGAACCCCAACAC